CTAGGCGGTGGGCTCGCCCAGTGCCGCGAGACGCTCCTTGAGAGCCTGGTTTTCGGCGCTGAGGGCGTCGACCTTCTCGCGCAGGGTTGCCACCTGGGCGCGCAGTTCGGTTCCGGCGTCTGCTGGCGGTTCCTTGGGCGGACGGCTCGCCGCCTTCTGTTCGCGCACCTGGCGCGCCGCCTGCTGCAGCTCCTTGCGTCCGCCGGCGACGGCCGCGATCTGCACCGATTCCGGCAACGACGCCACATTGGCGGCGGCGTTGATCGAAATGGTCCCCGAGCGCACCGCTTCGACCAGCTGCGGCGTGGCCGCTTTCTGGATGCGTTCGATCTGGCTGATGGTATTGCTCGACACGCGGGCGGCCTTGGCCACGTCTTCGCGCGTGTTCCAGGGCGGCGACTCGGGCACCCTGGCCGCTTCCGGCGCGCTTTGCTCGGATGGTGTCGATTTGGACGCTTCCGGCTCGGCGGCGCGCTGCGCCACGCGCGCGGCGACGATGTCCTTCTTGCGCAGCGCGAGCACGCCGCGCTGGTAGTCGGACACGCTGCGGCGCGCCAGGTGGTTATCGATCATCCACAGCATGACGTCATCGAGCGAAGCGAAGGTCGCGTTCTGGACGGTCTTGAATTCGATGGCGTGCTTCTGGCAGATCTCGTAGCGATTGTGGCCGTCGATCAGCACATCGTTCCACAGCACCAGGGCGTCGCGACAGCCCTCGGCCAGCAGGCTGCGTTCGAGCGCGGCGTATTCGTTGGCGGTGAGCGGGTCGATGAAGGAACGCAGTTCCTCGTTGATAGTGATGTTCAATTCGTGTCCTTGTAAGTACTGCGGCGGGCCGGACTGCGGCGCGCCGCCACGAATGCTACACGATCCCGCTTGGGAGGGGAATGCGAAACGAGCTGGCGGAAGATGGGGAGATTGGGGAAAGGTGGCGGAGCTTTGAACTTGGCAAAACCGCCGCCATCGCTGGTGCCCGGACCGGAATCGAACCGGCACGCCCTTGCGACTCCGGGATGTCACGTCTGGCGACTTTTGCTTTTAAATCGGCGGCATATATCGATTTCAATCGTCATCACCTGCAAACAGCTTCAGCTCAGTCCGGTTGCCTGCTCTGCACATCATTAACTGGCCTGCCGCGTCAGGGGCAGTGTAGATTTCCCGGTCCGGCGGCGCGTGCTTCGGACTCGCAGCCGCTTAATCAGGCTGTACGTATTGTATTGCTTAAATTTCCTTACTCAAAATTCCTGGTAGCCCGCCAGCGTTGTCAGTCCATTGACCGACTTGGAACTATTCCGAGAATTGCGCATCTAACCCTGAAATCAGGTGGAGAAATTTTATTTATTCATCAAAAGTGGTCGGACAGTGATTGCATTTGTTGTGTTCGCTTAAACAAGCCGGATTATGCCCAACACAACCATAAGGAAATATAAACGCACAAATTCAGGTGAAAAACATTCACCAGAAGCGTTAAAGTACTGGCTGATAAATTCGATGTCATTCAATTCCTTGGCTCGGATGATGCAAAATCAAAAAACTCCGATGAACTCCATCGTGACGTCGGCCAATTCTCAGCGGCAGTGAATGGCTCGATACATCGTCTTAAAGGCAAAATGAGTCACCCTCCGATGCATTACTCGTGGGGTTGTGACGATGACGATGATTTACCGCAGAGAAGCCAATGCGACGGCGGCGATGAAGGACCCGGGGGAGGATGGGATTGGGGGCCAGGAGATGGCGGCTACGAAACTCGATACAGATGTACTATAGGGCCAGTTCCTATCTGCACAATCACCGAAACATTGCCACATCCGAGTCCCTATCCAGAAGACTGCGGCTTACCGGCTATGGGTCCCAGTTCGCCAACGATCTGCGGCATTACCGGCTTCTTCTGCGCAGCTCCGGGACAGCTCCCGCTTCCTCCGGCGGAAACCGTCGAGTAACGTAAGCAAAAATGCGATAAAAAATATGATCGGGACATGGACGAATGCAAGGCATACTCTCGAGCAATGGATTCGCGATCTTACGCCGCATGCAGAGAGAGAGCGGCTGCTTATTTGGCAGAATTCCTTCGTGCTGCTGAGCAGCCATGATTTTATTTAATCACAATGCCAGGCAGGAAAGCAGAATCTGATCGCCTGGCCCTCAGGAATCTCTATGACACTCCCACGAATTGAAATCTACTTGAACGAGCAATCCGGAATTTCGATTGTTCATGTCAAAAAGAATCAAGATGCATCGATCATCAATCTTTCATTGAACAGACTAGAGGCAGCAGGCTCGAATGATGGCGCCATCATGTTAGGAAAACCTTTGTTAGCCATATTGAAGATGTGGCATCCTGAAGCGCTTCAAGACGTTCCTGCTGAGGCGCCTATGTCGCGCGCCGAGATCAAGGCATCGGTGGCCCAGGAATTGATTGGGATGTCTATTTCGGAGCGTACAGATTTTTATGTCTCCACAATTGACAAACTACTTACCGAATCAAGCCAAGAACTGGGTACTGATTTCCTCATAAACAGTTGGCCGGTTTTACGTGCACGTATTGAGAGTTTTAAAACCTTGGATTAGGCAATCGTCCTTTCATCCGCCGCAGCTTGGATCATCCTGGATGGGTGCGTGGGCTTCGTGTGCGTAAGCGTCGCGGCGTGATTGCCGCAAGCGCGCTTTATCTGGATGGCTCGAGCAGGTGTCCGCATCGACAGTCACCCCGAGATCACGGCTTCTGATCCTCGTGCCGGTGGTAGCTACCTGCTGCTGGGCGGTCTGTCCGCGCGTCTCAGCCGACACCGTGGCAGTATCGGCGGCCTCGACTGCCGCGTTCTGGATGGTGCCGCGCCGCTGGGGTGGTGATGGCTCGCTTTGCGCGCAAGTCCAGCAGCGCGTGGTCGCCCGCACCGCAGATCATCCATCAGCCGGGGTCGCCAGACCGCGAACAGCACAGATAACAAAGGGAATACGCTAATTCGAGATCAGCGGCCTTCGCGCCAAGGCTGGTAGCGATCCGAAGAAAGCAGTGGAATTGCAGGTGCACAGCACAAAGTGGACATGCGACGCCGACAATGATGGCCCACTACCTGCGGCATCGATGCGGCAAACTGGTCAAGACCGCAAAGAAGTTTTGCGGAACTCGGCCATTTTGCGGAGCTGCCACGAATTTTCAGCTATCAGAAAATTCGCCAAGTCCTTGATTTTTGTGGTGCCCGGAGCCGGAATCGATAGACCTTACAAATCAACGGCTTGCGCTTCGCATTGGCAATTTGCCGCCAATTTATTCTCAGCCGTTTTAAGCAGCAGCTCGGTGAGCTCAGCGTCTCGACGTCGATAGTATGCCAGCAATTCAGCGCTGACCAGTTGCAGCGGAGAGACACTATCGTCCCGGACGGTCATTTTGAACAGCAACGTGCCTAGAGGGTCGTCGGCGTCAGGGCGGTCGTCCGTCACAGGCACCCCGCGATCACGGCTTCCAGCTGGGCCTCGTACTTGAGGTGCAGCGGCAGGTCGCGCGCCAGGGCCAGCACCTTCTCGCCCGCGCTGGCATCCGGCGCCAGGGTGCGCGTGGCGAAGGTCGGCCGGGCCGGCGCCGCCGTCACGCATGGGCGGTAGACCGGCACCTTGACCTCTTGCACGACCGGCGCCGTCGCGCAGGCGGTGAGCAGCAACAGGACCACCAGGATCAAATACTTCATCGGGTAGCCTCCAAGATCAGATCGACGGTCGGCATGGCCTCGTCGCAGGTGGCCGCGCGCGCCGCGGCAGCTTTCGCCAGAACCGCATCGAGGCGCCGGGCGGATGCCGCGGCAACCTTCTGCGCCGCGGCGCCGCGGTCGTCGGCGGCCAGCTTCGCCGCGCCCGCGGCTTCCACCGCGGCATTCTGCAACTGCACCGCGGTGCGCAACTGGGCGCTGACAGCTTGTTCCGCGGCGAGGTCGGCTAGCGCCTTGTCGCGCGCGCTGGCCGCGGCCCACCAGCCGGTGCCGCCCGCGGAAGCGACCACCAGCAGGACCGCCAGCAAAACTACCGCGGCGATTTTCCAGATACCGGCCACCGCGCCCGCGGCCAGCGTGCTCAGGGCGCTCATTGGGCCGCCACGCATTGCGCATGCGAGCGCTGGCGATCCGTCCATACGCCCGCGCACCGCTTGTTCCCCGGCGTCGAACAGTCGTAGCCGGCGGCGAACCGGTACAGCAGGATCGCATCGCAGGCGGCCCGGTAATCGCCCACGTTCAGGCGCTTGACGATGGTGCTGCCGCAGAACGCCGCCGAGCCGATGTTGTAGGTCAGGTCGACATAAACGTCGTACTCGGCCTGCGTCAGCGGCGCGCGCACGCACTGCTTGATGGCACCCTCGTAGGTCCGGACGTCGAGCAGCGCGCGCTGGGCGGCCTTTACCGGCGTGGTACGGTCGCCCATCTTGACGCCGCCGGTGGTGCCGAAGCCGATAGTCGGCACGTCGCCTTTCGTCGGGATGACCACCGTATCGGTGTAGCCCTCGCGCGTAAGCATGCCCACGAACGCGCCGGCGCTCAGCACCAGAACACCGATGCCCATGCGGATATTATTCGCCATCGCTCGCCTCCGTGATCCGATCCGACTCGCGCTTGCGCCGCACCAGGCGGTCGCGCAGCAGCAGCGTGATCTGCAAGGCCATGTAGATGATCGTGAGCACGGCCACCCAATCGGCCAAGGCCATGTTGAAGAGCTGGCTGTAGGCCGTGACGGCGGCGGGCGGGGAGAGTTTTGCTACAGCCTCAAGGGCTTGGTTCGTTGGGTCGCGCATTCTTGACTTTCAATGAAAAGGCCACCCGGAGGTGGCCTATAATGGGGAAAACTACAGGGGGGGAAACATGTCTTTCGATCCAATTCAGCTTGGCGCTACCTTGGCCTTCATCATCAATGCCTGGTTAGCGGGGCGGCGCGGCGAGTAGGCGACGCTGCCGGTCCTCCTCCCCCTCCATTCCCATCAGCGCCGCCGGCGAAAGCATCAGGCCGCGCGCGCGCAACTGCGCAGGCGCCCGCGCCGGCCCGGCGATGTTCAGCGGGACATTCATCGCACGGTTCGCCTGCATGCCGAGCGAGATGTTTTGCAGCGGCTGAGCAATCATGCTTTGGCCGAACGGGATTTTAGACAGGAACGGCAAATCCGCAATTCGGTCGAGAAGCATGGCGCCGCCGGTACCAGCTGTGTTCGAATTATTCACTGCACTGCCGGCCGGCTGGAACTGCTCGTAGCTGGCAACCCTGCCGATGGCCTTCATCTGCGCGATTTGCTCAGGCGCAAAGAACAGCTTAAGCTTGCGGTCCCCGATCTGAGACAGCGCCTTGTTGTAGGCCGACTGGCTGAAATTGCCTACCTCGTCGGCGGCGCCGTTCAGCGCGCGCGTCTTGAGGAACGACGTGATCTGCTCGCGCACCGCGTTCATCGCCTCCGGACTTTTCTTGATCGAGTTCCGCATCATGTTGACGTCCATCACATTGGCGTTGCCACCACTGCCGACGATGAACTTCTGGACGAATTGGTCGGGCTCGATGCCGTCGCGCACCGCTTGCAGGGCGGGCGTCTTCTCGACAACGCCCATCCACTCCCGGTTCACGCGCCGCGCCCTGTTGAAGGCGTTGATTGCGCTCTGACCCATGCTTTCCTGCGCCGGAGCGCCTAAGCCGCCTGGCACGGTCAACTGGTTGCTTCCGCTTGGCGCCGGCGTCGGCCGCGCCCCGACCAGAGGCGTTTCGTCCAGCGCCTGGCGAACCAAGCCCAAGGCCGTGCGAACATTGCCGTCGCTGCTGTTCCGCTGGACCTTGGCGATGCCGGTTTTGAACTGCTCGGCAATTTCCACGGTAAGCGGCGTTTCTCGATTGGCAAACTGGTTCAGCTTGTTGCGGATATCTGGCGTCAAAAAGCTTTCGACATTTGCCTCGTGCAGCAGGTCTCCGGCCCTGTTCGTGAAAGTGTGCGGATCAAGCTCGGCGCTTCGGCCGGAATTGTCGCGCGCCCGGTCGTACAGCTTTTTGAGAACGCCTTGCACCCTATCGTTGCGCTTCTCAAGGGCACCGATGACCCGGCTTCCGCCTGCGTACGCATCGTCGGCCGCGCTGGCGCCCAGGTCGTTGAGGCCGGTCGTCAGCTGCCGGTTGTTGGCGTTCTGCGTCTGCCCAAGCTGCTGGGCCGCCGGGTCTTTGCTGTTGATGCCCAGCTTCGCCAGATTCTTTTGACGCGTCACGGTTGCCGGGTCCAGGGTCAAGCCGGCCGCTGTTGGCGTGGTTCCGGTCAGGCGGTAATCGGCCAGCCTGCGCACCGCGTCAGGCGACAGGTCTGGGCTGATCTTGTACGCCTTCGCCACGTCATCGCGGATGCTCTGCGCCACCTGGCCCGGCAGGTCGCCCAGTTTGATTCCGCTTTGCTCCAGCGCGTTGTTGATCTTGATATCGATCTGGATTTGCTGCTGAGCCGACGGCACGGGCGGCACCGCCGGGCGCAAGCGGTTGCCAATGGCGCCGGCTGCGCGTTGGGCGCCGCCGATGGCAAATGGCGCCGCCACCCCGGCGCCCAAGGACGCCAGCAACTGCGACCCCTCGTTGCCGCCAGTCTCGCGCGTGTAGCCGCCGGCTGCGCCAGCAGCAGCGCCCGATGCCAACTGCTTAACCGGGGCTGCCGCCAGCCCGCGCGCTACAGCTTGCGTCGTGCCGCTTGTCATCGTCGCGGCCTTGCCAGCTGCGCCGATAATGCCGGCGGAACCGGCTGCCAAGCGAGCAGCATCGCCAACGACGCGCTCTTGAGCATTTTCCGGACTTGGCAGGCCCATGACGTTTGCCAGCGTGCCGCCGGTGTCCGCGCGCGGTTTATTGCCCAGGATCGGCGCGGCCAGCGTACGCAGCGGGTTACCGACGAAGCTGTCGAACGTGCCCCCCAGCCCTTCAAGGCCGTAGCGTGCAGCCAGTCCTGTTTGACGCGGCACGCTCGACACGAAGTCGTTGAGCTGTTCGCCGAAACCCTTTTCCTTCGGCGTGGGCGCGTCGAACAGGTCCGCAGACAGGTCGCGCCCGCCTTGCTTCGGCTTTGCTGCCGGCGCCGGGCCGAACAGCTCGTCTGATAAATCACGTCCTGCCATTATTGACCTCCAATCGTGTAGCCCCTGGCGCGCGCCGCCGCCGTAACCTCGGCCGTGGTGCGCCCGCTTTTGCGTGCCGTTTCTGCGATATCGGACAGGGAGATGCTTTTGCGCGCCTCCGGTGCTGATGGCGATGCTGACTGCTGCTGCGCGCCGCCGGCATATCGCTGGTTGATTTCCTTGATCGACTGGAGCGCCACCTTTTTCAGCGCAGCCGGCACCGTAGGATCGCCGATCTGGCCGGCCATCTGACGGTACAGCATCACGTCCTTGTCGGACTGCGGGCCTTCCATGCGCGGCTGGTTCATCATAATTGAGCCTTCCAGCACCTTGAGCTGTGCGATGTTCTGCGCGCCCGGCGTGGCTCGCCCGATGAATTGGTTGGCCTGGTCAATACTGGCGCCAGCGTAAGACCCGGTGGCGCCGTCGAGCAGCTTCTCGGCGCTGTCAATTACCGACACGAGGCCCTGCGCCTGTTTTTCCCGTTTGAGCGTCTGCTCGCCTCGAACCGGCTGGCCGTCCATGCCGATGGCTGGGCGCGCCTGACCGGTGGCCTTGTCGATCAGCATCGGGCCGTTCAGCGGGTCGTTGATAATCTGCGTACGCTGGCCCTGGCGGGTGAGCTCGTTCAGTTCGCGCGCACGCGAGTCAGTCATGTTCTGGCCGCGTGCGGTGAGCGCATTGCTCGCCAGCGATTCCAGCGTCTGTTTTTTGCCGATCGATGCCTTGATCTGCCCGGTGTAAGGGTCGATCATGTCGTTGCTCTGGCCGCTGTCCACCTTCTCCAGCTTGCGTGCGACTTCCAGCGGCACCGGCTGGCCGACGTTGCCGTCCTCGTAGTACGGCGCATACATGACCTTGCCGCCCACCTGCACCTCTTGCCAGTTCTTCACCTTCGGCTGGAACTTGAGCGCCGACGTTTCCTGCGCGTCGGCCTGCTGCTGAAAGCCGGCGCGGCGCAGCTCGTCGGCCAGCTGCATGCGCTCGGCGTACGGTGTCGATGCGCCGGCGCCGCCGGGGGCGAACTGTTGCGGCGCGGCGCCAGGTTGAGGCTGGCCGCCCTGCATCGGCTGCTGCATGCCGCCGCCGGCTTGCGCGCCGCCCATCTGGCGCTTGGAGAAGAAATCTTGCAGGCGCGCCTGCTCGGCCTGCGCGCGCTCCTTCTGCGCCATTTCGGCCTGCATCTCCTTCATCTGCATCTCGCGCATCATCTGCGCCTGCTTCATCTGCTCCTGCTGCATCGCACGGTCCTCGACGGCCTGCTTCCCCTGCACATACCCGCCCATGCCCGTGCCGAGGATTTGCCCGATGCTGCTGCGCTGGCGCGACGGCCCGGACCGTTCCGACATCTGTGCGGCAGCGGACAAAAGACCCATCGTCTGCGGGTCGGAAAACATATCAAGAAGTCCCATATTTCGTCCTTAGTATCGTGGCTGTACGTTTTGGGCGCTCGGGCCGCCGTTGGTGCCGCCGCCGAACAGGCCGGCAATGCCGTTCAGCAGGCCGGAGCTTTGCAGGCCGTTGTAGAGGCCCAGGCCAGCCGTTGCGCCGGCGATGATGTTGCCGGTTTTGTTCTCGTACAGCGGCTGCGAGGTGGTCGTCGACTGGTTTGCGCTCAGGTATGGAGCGAGCAAGCCGTTGACCTTCGCGGCATTGTTCAGGCCATAGGCATCCTGATTGCCTGCGATCTGGTAGGCGTTATTCAGCAGGCCGCCCAGCCCGGACATGCCGTTTTGCAGGTTCTGGCTGTTCAGGTTGTTCTGGCCCATCTGCGCGTTCAGGTTGTTGCTGGCCGCCTGGTTCTGCGCGTTCTGGTTGTTCGCTCCGACCGCCAGTTGCGCACCCTGATTCGCCAGGTTGGTTTGCTGCTGCCAGCCGCCATTCGTCAGCCCCACCTGCATGCTGTTGTTCTGGTTTTGCAGATCGCGCTGCTGCTGGAGCTGCGCATTCGTCTGGTAGGTTTGCAACTGCGACTGCATATTCGCCATGTTGGCGGCCTGCTGGTTATTTGCGCTGGCAATGGCCGCCTGGTTCTGGTTCCCGCTCAGCCCTTGCATGGCCGACAGCGCGCGGTTCGAATCAGTCTCGTACGCGCCGGCCTGCGCGGCAACGGCGGCGTCCGTGTTGTACTGGCCGAACTGCGCCAGCGTGCGCTGCTGCTCGCGCGCGAAGTCGCCAATTGCGCGCCCCTCGGCGATACCCTGGCGCGAACCGCCGTACTGTCCGGATGCGATGGCGCCGCCCCGGATGCCCGGCATGATCTGCTCCATCAGGTTGCGCGTGCTGTCGGCTTGCTGCGACTGAAAGGCGTTCGTCGACTGGTTGATGCCCTTCTGAATGGCGCCGGTCAAATATGGGTTTGCGCCGGCCGGACCGTTGATCATTTTATCGAACGGGTTCGTCAGGTCCATGTTGTTCTGCGCCGGGCCGCTCACGCCGACGCCCTGCACGTCACTTGGACGCTGCATGAAAGCGCCGTTTTTGATCGCCTCGGGCGCCTGCATCGATGCGGCCTGCGCCATCGGCGTGTTACCCATCAGCGATGCCTGCATTTGCGGCGCCGTACCCGGCTGCATCTGCTGGTAAGCGCCGTTGCGAATCGTGGTCATGTCGCCCTTGGCGTCTTGCAGATACGCCCCGGCGGCGTTGCCGTAATCCTTTGTCGCCTGCGACTGAGGCGTGTCGAGATAGTTCTTGTAGCGGTCGAGTAAGCCGCCAGTGGCTCCGTTGCCAAACAGCATCGAGTCGATGCGCGGATCGAGCGAATTTTTGGTCGTGGTGGTGTCGGCACCGGCGCCGCCTGTATTGTTGCCCGCCAGCGCGCCGGCGGCAGTGAGGCCGAGCTTTACCGCGCCACCCGGACCGCCGACCGCATCAAGCAGGCCGCCTGCTGGCTTTGGCGCCTCGCCCTGATTTGGCGGTTTCTCGCCGGATGCCGGTTGCGTGCTGGTTGGCGATTGAACACCTCCGAGCAGCCCGGCGCCTGCGCCAGCAACACCACCCACAGTGCCAGCCAAACCAGCCCCGGCGCCGGCCGTGGAACCGTTGATGATGACTTGCGGAATCGCACCGCCTACCGTTCCTGCGGCGCCGCCAGCGACGCCGCCAGCAGTTGCCCCGGCCGCGCTGCCACCAACCGAGCCGGTCGTGCCTGCGATGCCCTCCGACGCAATCGCGCCCGCACCGGAGCCGGTGCCCCCCACGCTGCCCAGCAGGCCCTGACCTACGCCAGAAAGGGCCTTGCCGCCGAAATAGCCGGCCACCACATCGGCCACGCCGTGCAGCTGCCCGGCCGGCCCGGTGTCGAGGCCCTCCGACGCTGCCAGGTCGTAGTAGCGCTGCCCTGGACTGCCGTACAGATTCACCAGCGCCTCGTTGTCGCTGCCGGTTGCCGCGTTCCAGACCTTGGTAGACAGCGGGTCAATGCCCGTGAACAGCCGCGTAGGGTCCTTGACAACGTCCTTGATGAGGTTCTTCGTGAACGAATTTTCGAATCCGACGAGTTTTTTCAGCCAGCCCATATTTTCCTCTTTCCAGTTTGTGAGGTCAGCCTAAAAAGACCCACGTTGTTAATTTGAAGATGTACACGCCCCGGCCGCTGCCAGGGTTCCAGTGCGGCGCGCCAGCGGCGTACCGGATATCGCCGTCGCGCGGCTTGAGCGGGGCGACTGTTTGCGGGTCGAGGTGGCCGGCCGCCAGCAGCGTGATCGCTCCGGACACCTTGTCGAATTCCTCGCGCACGAAGCGCAGCAGATCGTCAGCCGATGCCGGCACCTGGCCGGGCGTGTAATTGACCGTTCCGAGATTTGGCGTTCTCACCATTTACCTCCGTCGATGATCGAAAAATCGTAGCTGTCCAGGCGCCACTGCACGGCCGTGCCCGATTCGAAGCGGATGGCCGGGTAACGGAACGAGGCGAAGCCGTCGCACGCGATGGTCTGGCCGATGACGTGTTGCATGGTCGCGGTCCATTCCGGGTCGGCGAACGGGTCCGTTTGGTGCCCGCCGATCTTGACGATCACCGTTTCGCCAGGGTTGCCGGTAATGCGCGCGCGCACGCCGTTGATCGTCTTGACCCGCTCGTCGTCGCCGAAGCTCAGCGCGCGCCGCTCCAGATAGGAGGATGCGAGCGCGCCATTGAACGTCGCCGAGCTGTCCAACAGGAATAGGTTCGGCCCGGCCGCCGCCATCAGCACGCGCGCGGTGTTCGGCGTGAAGTCGGGGCCGTTCCATGCGGTCAGGTCCGAATCCCAGCTGTCCTGATCGGCGGCCCAGCTTCCGCTCAGTGTGCTGTCGACCGGGCCGTAATTCGCGTGGTGCAGGCTCGGGATCGTGCGGTAGCTGACCGTGCGGTCCTTGTAGTTCCAGACCAGTGCTTTGTTCGGGATCGTGTTGCCGATGCTCGGGTAGCAGACAAACACCTCGTTGAGAAACGGGTTCTTGAACACGAAAGCCCGGTCGGCGCTGGACACGTCCATGTCCTGAAACAGCGCGCGTCGGGCGGCCTTGTCGAGCACCTGGGCAGGCGACTGGCCGTCGTGGATCACGACGTCGGAACCGGTCAGCACGAAGTGGAGGCCGTCGATTTCCACGATGCAGTTGCGGTTCATGGCACCGGACAGGCCGAGCACCTTGGAGAAGCGGAACACGAAATCGCCGCCGATCTTGTCCATGCGCCAGACCGATTGCTCCTTGTAGATCATGAAGCTGTCGCGCAGCTGCAAGCCGTCGATGATCTGGTCGCCGCCTTCTGCGAGGTCGTATTCGCCCGCGTCCTTCGTGCCGTCGTCTTTGTCCCATGAAATCGGGATGCCGCCCGGGTCTGCCGGGTGCGACCACTTCACCATGTAGGGGAAGGTGTTGCCACCCCTGCTTACGTGCAGAGCAACGAGGTAGTTCGAATACGCGCGCAGCGACTTGCAGGTCGTGTTGTCCGGCCAGTTATCCAACTTGACGCACCGGTTCGCCACGTTCAAGTCCCAGCGCTGCGGCGGGTCGACCAGATTGCCCGCGTTCAGGATCGGGATGCCCGACAGAACCGTGCTGGTCCATGCGTTCGGCGCGCCCGCGTAGTTCACGTCGACGCCGCCGGTCTGCCGCGTGATGTTCGTGTGCACATCGGTGCCGCTGACGGCCGTGACGGCGTAGATTTTGGCCTCGCCGGCATACAGCCAGTAGCGTGTTGCGCCGACGTTCACCGGCACCACGTGCAGCGGCGTGACAGCCGGCGTGCCGTACACCGGGCCGTGCCCGTAGAACTGGCGCACCGAGCCGTCGAGGAAACGCATGTTGCTTGCGTCCGTCCATGCCTGCGGCGGCAGCTTGTGCGGCGAGATGTCCTTGATGACGCCAGCCGCGCCGGCGTCAGGGACTTTGAAAATTGGCATAGATGGCCTATTCGAAATAGGTAAGCGTGATAATTGAGCCAAGAGGGGCAACAATCGGGTAGCTGGCACCTGGCGTAACCGCGACCCCGGGGTAGGCCACAGGCGTCGCATAATCGCCAACACCACCGAGGAACGTTTTTCCGAGCCCGGTCGCGTTTGCGCCGACCGTAGCCCCCGAGGCCGTGTAGCTGTAATTCACAGTGGCGGTCCACTGCTGCGGCGAACCTGGCATCGCGCCGCCAGTAATCGGGCCGCTCGGCTGCCATCCGGCCTGGTACGAGACAGAAGCGCTGCCGGCAAGCGATGGCCCCGACCTCACTGTGGTGTTCAGGATGTAGGTGCCGCCGCTGTATTGGGCCACCTGATATTCAGTCCACGAGCCGGCGCCGGCATTGATCGCGCTGGCCGCTGCCGACGCGGCCGCCTGCGCGTTATCCCATGTGGCCACGCCGGGATTAGGGCCTCCGGTTCCGATAAGCCACGTCACCACTGCGACGACGACGCTTGTGGCGGTTGTTCCGCCGGGCGAGCCATCCTGCCCCCGCCCCAGCATGTCAACCGAAGTCGTTGTCATCGGCGCGACCCACGTGCCATCAGCGTAAAACGACACCTGCACGAGGCGCCGCGAGCTTGCGTAGAATTCCTCGTCCATCAGCGCATCACTTTCACGAAAATCGTGGCGCCGCCGTCATCGCTGAACAGCAGCACGTTATCGGTGCCGGAGGTCTGAAAGGTCACGTTTGCGAGCGCCGCCGTCGCCTTGTACGAGCCGTCGTAGTTGATGTACGTCGCGCCGGTGATCGTCGGGATGCCGCCGGCAGCGAGGTTCACGCCCTTGACGCGCAGCGAGGCATAGATGCCGGCCGGCGGCCAATTGGTCACCGTCAGGGTCTTGGCGCCGGATGCTGGCGCCCAGCGCTGCGACCGTCCGTTGCGATAGTCCAGCGTGCCCGACGCGCCGTTGTCGTAGTGCCGCACAGCCTCTGCAACAGCCGTGCCGTCTGCGCGGGTGACCGTGGCCCGGAACGACGTCGTCGTCAGCGCAAGCACGTCCACCTCGTCGCCGGCGGCCAGGGTGATCGACCCGCCCTTGATCGTGAGGTTCGCGCCCTGGATCATGTAGAACCCGGTCGCGGCGATCAGCTTGCGCTTTGCCCCTGCGCGCGGCGCCGCAGCGAAGCCGGTAACGGCCGTGCTGCCGGTCAGGAGCCGGGTACTGCCGATGCCGGACCAGATATCAGGCGCGGCGGCCGTGGCCACGTCCGGCGCCATGGCGTCGTTGAAGCTTGCCCAATCCTTCCAGCTGGAAGTCGTGCCATCCGTCGAGATGATTTTGCCGCCGTTGCCAGCCTGGTCGGGGAGCGAGCTGGCAAACGACAGGCCGTTCACGTAGGCATAGGTAACCGCGTCGGCGGTATTCTGCTTGGCGTCGAGCTGCACCTGAATCGGGCTTGTGACGCCCACAAGATAGTTGATCTGCGTGTGCGTTGCGTTGACCGCGCCGGCGATCTGCGTCCACGACGCCTTGAGCACGGATTTGATCATGCGGATCTGGTCGTCGCCCTGGGATTTCGGATCGGCCGCAGTCGGATTCGCGGTGTTCAGGTCGGTGATGTAGGTTGCAGTTTCGAGAGCCATGATTTTCCTGTTAATAGCAGCGGCGCGACAGCATCGACGTCGGCACGTCTGTGGTCAGCACGCCGACCGATCGGCTTTGGTGCTCGCTGTTGTTGATTTCCTGGATTGCCTGGTCGAACATGCTTTTCCACAGGCCGATGCGCTCGTCCGCGCCGATGAACGGGGCCGACTCCAGTAGCGCGCCGTACAGGTACAGGTCCGGGTATTGAGACAGCAGGTAGTTTGTCGGCGCCTGGGCGGTCAGTCTGAAGCGCGCGCGGTAGCGAAGCGTGATCGGATATGCCTGGTCTGGTACGCGGTCGAACGCGAGCATCGTGCCATCCACTGCCCAGTACGTCGGCATGCCGGAATCGCTGGCTACCGGCATTTGCTCAACCACGAGCGGCGTCAACTTGGCTCGCGGCTGGTTCGCATCCAGCCACACCGCCGACGGCGCCACGTAATCGGACGGCAGCACCACGAAGCGCGAGCCCGGCGTCATCACCAGGGCAGCGTCCACGCCCATCACGCGCACGCGCGCTAGGCGGTTGATGCGCGATTCGGCCAAGAGGATGAAGTCCGGCACGCGCGCCGCCAGGTCGCTGCGATGAAGCCAGTTTTTGACGGTTTCGACCAGCCAGAAATAATCCTGGCTGGTGATGTCGTCTGGGGTGCTGGGGGCAACAATGCTCATGGCTGTCCTTAGTTGGTGCTGCGTGCGATTTCGACCCAAGAGCTGCCGTCGCAAATCAACGTGATCGTCTTCTTGAATGCGGTGACGTAGTTGCCCGCGATGTTCAGGTTGCCGCCGTCCGTGAAAGTCAACACGTCATCGAATTGCAGCGTCACCATGCGCTCGGGGAAGCTGGCCGTCATGCTGGTGATGCTCGTCGTACCGGTGATGTAGAAGTACGAGCCGCCCGGCGGCAAGATGAGTGCCGCAGCCGATGCGACGGTCCGCGATACACCGGTTTCGTTGTCGGTCACGCGGGTGGACACGTTCGGCTGTGCGATCTGGCCGGCCGTGTTGCCGCGCACCGTGTTCATGCCGATGATGTTGCGCGCCTCGGTGCCGGAAACGTTGACGCCCCAACCGGTGTTCCCGGAAAAATTGCCGCCCGTGATCGTGGAGTCGGTCACGTTGCCGAGCTCGATGCCATCGCCGGTGTTGGCGCGCGACGTGCAGCCGTTGAATGTCAGGAAGGAGCTGGCCACACCGTTCCGGAATCCATCGCCGCCATTGCCGCTTGCGGAATTGCTGCCGAACGAGAGGCCGATGCAGCCGTCGATAGCGAAGCCGTGCGCGGTGTTGTCGCACGACGAATTGCCGTTGACAGAGCCGGTGGTGCAGTTTTCGAACCAATAGCCGCTCACGCCGGCGCCGAACACCGAGTTATTGCCGACAGTGCAGCCTTTGCAGATGCCCGTATTCGCGGCCATGACGATGCCGTATTGGGTCGGGTCATAGACAGTATTGTCGGTAACCACCATGTACTGGCCGCCCATGTGAATGCTGTTGTTCAAGCCGCCTTTGCAGGAGTTGTTCGATACCGTGACCGACGTATTCGCGACGTTGTAGCCGGTGATGTTGTCCGCGTTCGGCGTGCCCTGGCCGTTGTCCCAGCAGGCATTGCCGCAGATCATGCCGTGCTTTGCGATGCCGATAATGCCCACGCCGTGCGTGCCGTTCAGCCAGCAGGAATTTTCGTTGAAGGCGAAATTGGTCACGGTATCGTTTGCCGTGATGCCGCCGGCCACGCACCCGGTCACGAAGTTGTTCATGGCCCGTACGCCGCTCAACGTGGCGCCGGCGAAATAGATGCCGGCCGCGCTGCAATTCTTGATGTAGCAGTCCAGCACGCGGATGCTCGATCCGCCGTCGATGGCGATGCCCATGCTGGCCGTGTTGGACGCCTTGGTGCCGTCGATACGCAGGCCGCGAATCTCCACGTTGTCGGCGTTTGTCGCCACGCGGAAAACGTGCTGGTTGACGCCGTTGCCAAGATAAATCTGTGCTTGATCGCCGAAAATGACGGCGTTGCTTGGCACGATCAGCTGGCGGTCGAACAGGTATTTCCGGCTCGCGGACGGCACGTACACCGGCATTCCGGTCGCCAGCGCCTTTTCGAACGCGTCGACCACGGAGATGGTGCCCAGGCCCGCCGCGACGTTGTTGCGCTGCGCCGTCGTCATGAAGTCCTGCGGCGTTACCGCGCCTTCCAGCAGCTTGGCCTGAAGAGTGGTTGCGACCGCGCCCGCGCCAGGATTGATGCAGCCGACCAGCCCGGGCCCGGAGGTCGAGGCCAGCGCCGATTCGGCAACCGGGTTCTTGATCGTCACGTCGCGAATCGACGTCGTGGTGGTATCCGTTTTTGACAACGTGATGTCTACGTCGCCATCGGCCACGTAGAACGCGAATTGGCCAAGCGCATCGGTTACCAAATTCGTGATCGGCGTGACACCGTTGTCCGAATAGATCGTGACAGGCAGCCCGGTTTCGTTCGACGTGACCGAAACCAGCGCGCCAGGGATGCCGTTACCGTAACGGTCCTGGTAGTTGTTCGCGTACCGCAGCATCAGGCCACCTTCTTGTTGTAGGCGCGTTTGGCCGGCGCGGCCGGCTCTTCGTCAGCTTCCGTCGCCTGCATGGCGGCGATGTCTTCTGCCCAATCGGCAAAGCCGCCCTCGCGCGCGGCAACCTCGCCGTCCTCGTCTGCGACAATTGTGCATTCCCCCTTGCGGTAGAGCGCTTTCGGGTATTCGATGTACATGCGTACTCCAGATGTGGAAGCGCCCCAGCCGAAGCCAGGGCGCTTGCGGTTAGTTCGACAGGATGCGAACGGCGGTCTGCGGGCGCAGGGTCTTGTAGCCGTACAGCACGTCCAGGCGGCATGGGAAGCTGCGGTCGCTGATCTGGAACGCGCGAACCATCGACATCGAGATACCGTCCATGACCTCGCGCGCGGCGAAGTCAACACCCTTCGGCTGCACCAGGTCGGCAGTGGCGAAGGTGAAGGCGTCCTTGTGGAACGCCAGCGATGGGCGGTAGATGCCCGAGGCGCCGCCGATCTTGACCACAGCGCCGCCGTTGGTTGGCGAGGCGGTCACGTTCTGGCGCCCGCCGCTGGTCACGATTGCCGGGGAAATCAGCAGAGTGCCGGCGCCGCCCGCGTAGTCCGCAGTAACGACGAACTGTTGCAGGGCGCCCGTATCGAGCTTGGTCTCCGGGTGCACGCGGTTGCAGCCGACGAATGTGACAACGTCGCCTTTCTTGAACGTCGCAGTACCCGTTTGCACCACAACGCCCGAGCCGGTCTGGCCGGCGCCGTTGACGGTGTAGCCGGTGGTGGCGGCAGCCGTGCCGGTCAGCTGCGACGGCATCAGCGTGTTTTCGAAGATGTCGCCAAAGCCGGCCGTCGTGCCAACCTTGCCTTCGCGGTACTGCTTCGAAATTTGCGTCGAGTCCTGGAACAGGCCTTTGACGCCATCGACGAAATCGAGGTTGTCTTGGGTGTTCACGATCAGCGTGCGCTTGTCGCCGGGGGTCAGGTTGTCAACCAGCACCTTGCGTGCGCCCAGGGCCTTGTTGAAGGTCAGCGGGTTGCCGACGTTGTTCACCACGTTGTACACGTCCAGCATCATGTTGAACGCGTCGGCTTCCACCTTGGCCGCGAGCACGGACATGGCCGGTTCGATAATGCGGTCGGTGAAGTCCTGGATATGCAGGGTCAGATCGAGCGACGAGAAGTTCAAGTCGACACCCTTGACGGTCGAAACTTGCAGGGTGGTGCTTTGCTCGACAACGTCCTGCGCCGCCATGGTCATGCCGTCACGAACCGTGTATTCGTTCGGCAGTCGGATTTTCAGGCTGTCACCGATCTTGGCGCCATCCTTGGCGAACGAGTCGTCGTACTGGCGGTTGATCGAGCCGATGAAGTTCAGCTTTTGGTGCAGGATCGCCAACGCGGCGCGGGTGACCTGAACAGGGGTGAGAATGCTATTTGCCATGAGTTTTATTGCTCCAGAAATGACAAAGCCCGCTCAAGTGGCGGGCTTCATTGGGTTTGCGAGGGGTTATCGGCGCTTGCTGCGGTCGGCATAGAACTGCTTGGCCCAGTCGTCGGCCGGCATCTTGTCCAGGTCCTTTGCCGCTGTGGCGCGCGAGGCGCTTACGCGGGTGACTGGTGCAGGCGGCGGGGTCGGCGTCTTGGGTTTGGCGGTCTGCTTCTTTTCCAGCTGGGTGTACAGTTCGGCCTGGTGGAGGATTTTCGCGAACTGCGGGTGCTTGAGGATCACGGATGCCAGCGCTTGGGCTGGGATGCCGCTATCGACTGCGAATTTCGCCACCTGGTTATCCCGCTCTGCGGTCCAATTGGGGATTTCACGCTGAAAGTAGGCACTCGCGTCCTGGACTTGCTTGGCAGTTGCCTGCTGCTCATTCAGTGCAAATTGTTGCTGCTTTTGCGTAATGACATTTACTGCTTGGTCGCGCGCCAGTTGCAGCGCGCGGTGCTCTTGCTGCCACTTCATCGCCTGCACCGGATCGTTGTCGATAGCGGCGTCCCAGTCGAGCTGGGCGAACTGGCTCAGGCGTTCATCGATGGACTGCACCTTCGCAATCTCACCGATGTACTGCTGCTGCTCGCGCGCCTGGCTTTCCACCTGGGCGGCGCGGGCTTCGATCTGCTTGCGGGTTTCTGCTACTTCCTGCGTCTTGCGCGTGTAGTCGGCCTGCATCAGGCGCTCGGCCTTCAGCGTTTCGGCCGCGCTTTTCGGCAGGGCGAACTTGCGGCCTCCAACCTCGACTTCCTCGTCGTCCTCTTCAGGCGTTTCGAGATCGGGGCTGTCAGCATCAAGCTCTTGCTGCGGCTCGTCGTGCTCCGCAGGCTCAACTACTTCTGCGGAATCCTGTGTGACAGGTTGTTCCAGGTCGTCCATGTATACTCCAAGAGTGCGCCGCCATGAGGCAGCAGGGAATGCCGCGCGTAGGCGGCAAGAGGGCTACAGGCGCAACAGGTTCGAAATGAACGCGGTTGCGGTGGTGGAAAGCGGGGATTCGATACAGGCTTCGTTTGGGTGGTAGCCGTCTGCTGCGTAGTTCAGCGCTGTTGCCCAACGCTCCGGGTTCGCACCATCGCCCAGACCGGGAAGCGGCATCCACTCGATGCCGTAGGCAGCGGCCAGCTTCGACAGTTCGATGTCTTGAGCCACTTTCAGGGCGTATTGCGGAGCGGTGAGCGTGTTCAGGGGCATGCGTGGGCACATCACCACCTTGCCGATGCCGTACTTCTTGGCGGTGCTGATCACGTCTTCCGCAAATCCGAAGGCATTGATGATCGTGCCATCCGTGTTCACACCGTCGTTCACGCTATCCATGCCGATTACCATGATCGATGGCGCCGGTGCGCCAGCAGCAAGCGCTGCTTTGGCCTGATTCCAGTACGTCAGCGAATTTTGTGACGACGCACCAAAGTTCGCATACACGATAGGCTTTTGCGGAGTCGAAAGATTCAGGCACGCGCGATACATCCACGAAGAAATTTTGTCCGTGACCAAGGCATCGTTCTGCATAGTCGAGTCGCCTACGCCCCAAATGCTGATGACCGGCACCGAGTACGACACGACCGGGTAGACGTCCAGCAGTTCGCCGGCCAGACCCATCAGCGTGTTTGGCGTGGCCACGGCATCGCTCAGTGCATAGGCCATTTGGTACGTGCGTCCGCGCAATGCTGTTGATGGCGTCCGGGCGACAGCCGACATGGTGTGGAACGGGAACGGGTAGACGGTGCCGTTGCAATGCAATCGGATCAGCAGCAACGGGCGGCCACTGCCATCCAGGCGCGGCACGCTCTTGATGTACGTTTTTTCCGACTGCGCATAGGTCTGATCCACATTCGGTCGCAGCACACCAACCATGTTGGCCGTGTAGCTGCCGACCACCGTTGCGGCCGCACCAGGATCAGCGCCCATGGTGTAGGTAAATGCCGTCGTGCTGGTGACAGTTACGGCGGCATTAGTCACGTTGTAGGCTGGCAGATCGACGTTGCGCACTGTGACTATGGCGCCAGTGATAAGCCCGTGCGGCAACTTGGTCGTCAGCGTTGCAGTGGTGGTCGAATTGGTCAGGCTTGCAACCTCGCGGCCAGGCCAGATAACCGGCTGGAAGCCGTTCGCTGTGCCTGCCGGCGCAAGCTGCGCATACGAGACGCCATTAATCACCGGCGTGGTGAGGTTCTGACTCACCGTCAGGCCATACGACGTGTCGATGGCATTGGAACCGGTCACGCCGATGAGCGCCTTCTGCGCGTCGAGCGAGTTGGCGGCCGAACGGTTGATCCGCAACAGGCGAACCGCATAGAACGGCGCTTCCATTTCCATTTTCATGCTGGACGTGAAATTGCTCGGCGACTGGTTGACGCCAGGGTGCAGCACGCCGCCAGTGCCGCTGACGCCCCATATGCGCGACAAGGCCTCGTTGCGCGTGATCGTGGTCGCCCATGGGTCGGCGCTTGACCAGTCGGCGCGATATGCAGCGAGGCTGGCGGTGGAAGGATGGGAGTCGATATCCAGCGCAACAGCGCCGCCGGTGGCAGTCACGCGAATAAACACGTTGTCGCCCAGCAGGTCGCTGGCAGAGGCGCCGACGGTGCCCTTGCTCCAGATCGCCCACTTGGCCACGCCATTGGCGACGGCGGCGGCGTCAGCGGTCGTGTACTCGACAACAGCCGATGCGCCCGAGTCAGGCGATACGGCCACAATCGAGCCACGGCCGGCGGCTACCGGCTGCGAAATGGTCGCGGCAGGAATGGAAATGGTCATTGCTGGAATCCTTCAGGTGTAAAAAAACCGCCATCGGGCGGTTGCGGTTGTTCGGGCTGCATCATTTCCTGCGGCGGGGGCGGTTGCTGCGGCTGCTCCAACATCGGCTGCTGCATGGGCATTTGCTGCGGCGGGCCGGCGTTCGGCGTGATGTCGGGCGAGCCGAGCATCTGCTGCAGCGTTTGCATCACCAGCGCCTGGATTTGCTCAGGCCCCATGGCCGTGCCAACCACCTTGAGGCGATTCGTGTCGGCGTTGAACGCGTCGATCCTGAGCTTGTCGGCCTCGATCTGCTTGTCGCGCTCGGCGTCGGCCAGTTGCTGCTGCATCTGCTGCATGACCTGCTGGAGCTGCTGCATCTGTTGCTGCGCCTGCTCCAGCGCGGGGTTCTTCCCTTGGGCTTGCGGTGGCAACATCAGCTTGAGGCGGTCGGCAATCTCGTCCGCGCCCGGCCAATCCAGGTTCTTCGCCAGCAGGTCGCCGATCAGGCTACCCGCAGCCGGCACAGCGCGCATGAACTCGGTCATTTGCGCCGCTGCTTCCTCGCGCTTCGTGGTGTAGCTCGGCCCGGACTCGCACGTCACGTCGTACTTGCCGGCGGTCAGGTCGTAGATGCGCTGGATGCCCACGTTCTGCTCTTGCTGCGCCTTCTGCTCTTCCGGCGTCGGCGCGGTCGGCTGGTTCACCGCCACGTTCTGGTTGCTGCCGTCCTCACGAATGGTGCGGATGATGCGTGCGCTGCTGTACACCTTCGGGATCAGGTCCGAGATGATGCGGCCGGCGTGGCGAATCGCGCGCGACAGGTTGTCCGTGAAGTTGAACGTGCTGACGTCGCCCTCGCGCTGCCGGGCCAGGATCGCGCGGCCGGACGACTCGTTCGACCTGGCGCCCAGCGAGGCATCGAACAGGCCCATGATTGCCTTCATGTCCTCGCCTGCGTTCATCGCCTCCTGGAGCGCGCCAGCGGGCGGGCCGTCGAAGAACTGGCGCTGCGGTGGACCGCCGCCGGCAACAGAGTCGTATTCCAGGTACGGATGCGACACGGTATTCGCCGTCTGCCAGTTCGGGTCCGTGTTGAAGCTGCCAACCGGGCCGATGAACGGCGCTTTCGGCGCCAGGGCCACCAGCTCAGTGCTGATCGTGCGCCAGTAGTTGTTCATGCGCTGCGCATCCTTGGCGAAGTGGATCATCGACAGCAGGTAGCGCTTGCCGTTGATGACCACCTCGTCGCCGTAGACCGGCACGATGGGGATGTACTTGCCGGCCCACTCGTTAGTCTCGATGATCTCGGCGCCGCTCATGATGTGCTGCGTGACCTTCATCGTCTTCGTTGGGCGCTGCTCCACGACGGTGATGCCAGCCACCTCGAACAGCTCGACGGCCTTGTCGTACTCGTCCTGGTGCATGCAGGCGCCATTGCTCAGCTTGAGCAGCGTGGCCGGCACCTCGCGGCGGGTCCACCACTCGGCAACGCGCACTTCCTTGCCATCCCACCAGCCCGGCGCGACGTCCTTGCCATCACCTTCGAAGTTGGAAGTCTCGGCCTTGGGCCACTTCGCCTTGAACGCCTCCAGCGAGTAGCTGTCCTCCACGAACGCGTTGTCCCAATTCGCGGAATCGGCGTCCATGCAGTAGGCATCGGGGATGATCGACAGGCTGTTTGCCACGCGCTCGATGCGGATGTCCTGGTCGAACACGTCGTCGCCGGCGTACTCGGTCGTGATGCGGAAATACCCGAACCCGCCCGATACCGCGTTGTCAATCGCCGTGTCGTAGGCCACGTCGGCGTTGCTGCTGTACTCGATGTTGCGCGTCAAGCCGTCGAGCACCTTGGCGGTCCACTCGTCGGCGCCGTCGCCCACCGCATGAAACTTGATGCTCGGCTTGTTCTGGCGCGCGTCGTTCGTCACCTGGCGGATGAAGGCCGGCATGCGGTTGTTGGTCAGGCAAGGCCGCCCATCCTGCTCGCGCTGCCGGCGCACCTCTTCGGGCCACTGCTCGCCCAGGCGGGCAAAGCGGATGTCATCCTCGTAGGTCTGACGGTTCTCGCTCTCGCGTTCCACGGCGATTTTGTAGATTTCCAGCCCTTCGGCGTGCAAATCCTTCTTCTCGGTCTTGTCGGTCATATGTCGGGCTATCCCATCCATCCGCCGCCATTGTTGGCGACAGCCTTTCGTTTCGGTGGCGGCACGCGCATAGACACAGCGGCGTAGCGGAATGCGTCAGCGCCGTGCGACGCCCAATCGTGCAGCGGGTTCTTGCTGTACTGCTGCGTCTCGGGATCGACCTCGTAGCGGTAGTTGCGCAGGCATTGCAGCCCATCGGCGCAGGCCTCGGCGTCGAAGTAGCACGAGCCGAAGAACGCGCGCGCTGCGGCGATGCCGTCGGCAATGCTGGTCTTCGGGGTGATCTGCACCTTGTAGCCGGCGGCCCGGACCTGCTGCGCAATCGTGCGCTCGCTGGCCAGCAGCTCGTTCTCGGCGTCGTGTGGCAGCCAGACCTCGCCGTACACGTAGGGCTTCGTCTGCAACTGCTTGAGGTAGTGCGCGAGCGCGTGCCCCTGGTTCTCGTAGTAGTCGATCATCCGGTACTCGAACCCAACCTGCTGGGCGAACCAGATGGCCGTCTTGTCGGCCCGACCCAAGTCCCAGAACGTCAGCACGGGCTTGCTGGCGTCGTACGGCACGCGCATGAAGCGGTCGCCAAGCAGCGCGGCCTTGACCTCGTTGGCGTACACCGCGCCGTCTAGGGTCTGCTTGCAATGGCCTTCCCACACGGTCAGGTAGGCCGATTCGTCTCGCTCTTTCAAGTCGTCTTTCTCCTGGCGCAGCACGTCGGGGAACCATGGGTTATCGGACCAGTTCACCTTGACCACGATGCTGTCGGTCGGAGGCTTGAGCACGAAGCGCTGGTAAGTCTCGTCCGCCTCAAGCGAGGGGTTGAAGCTGATCCAGATTTCGCTTCCAGGCTTTCGGATCGTCGGCACCAGCGTTTCCCACGATGACTTACCGACCGTCTGCGCTTCCTCGACCCAGGCCACGTCCGTGCCCTCAATCGATTTGATGTTGCCGATGTTGTGCCGCAGGCCGTGGAAGGTGAACTCGGTGCCGTTGCTGCCCTTGATGATGCCTTCCTGCACCTGATAGAAGTCTTGCAGGCCCATCGCCTTGATCTGGTCGGCCAGCAGCTTGTGCACCGAATCGCTCATCGACCTCTGGAACTCGCGTGCGCACAGCACCCGGAGCGGCTTCGATGCGCCGATGATCAGCAGCGCGCGGGCAATGCCCCATGACTTGGCGCCACCGCGCCCGCCGTACAGCGTCTTGTAGCGGCTGGGCTTGAACAGGCATTCCAGCTTCTCGGGGAACTCGATGTTATGCATTTGGCTTGATGAAGGTCACACCGATGTTGCGCACCAGGTGCTCGCCATCCTCGCCGGCGCCGGTCAGTTGTAGCGGCAGAAGCTTCGGGTACACCGTGGTCCAGAACGCGCGCTCGTTGAGGGGGTCTTCCTGCGCCCAGGCGACGAGCCGTGCTGCGCCGCCTAGCTGGGCAGCGGCAAGCGCGATTGCCTCCTTGGCGGTCTGTGTGGTCTTGTTGGGGATGCCTTTGCGCGAACCGCCCTTGGGCTGCGGGCGCTTTCCGGCACTTTTCGGCACTTTGTCCATACGATTCACATAAAAAAATGCCCCGCTCAGCTTTCACTGGCGGGGCGAAGGTCGTCGCTTGGTAGCGAGACAGGGGAGACTGCTTTAGCCCACGAACGATGGCGTTGCGTGAGAGCCGAAGGTCGGCACGAACTGGTTGGCGCGGAGCGGCGGGATCGAGTTGACGTCGATCAGGATGGCGCCCCGGCCCTTGGTATTTGCCGCAACTGCTGCGCGCCCATCTGCCATGCTGCGGCCTGAATATTCGTACGCTTGCAGCTTCCCGTCACATTTGCGGTAAATCTTCATATTGGCTCCTTGGGCTATTCGGGCACCTCCGGCACCGGCCCGTTATTGGGCAGGAGCCACCAGCCAAGCTGACGCTTGATTTCCTCAAGGTCGGGCGGCGGGCTTTCTGCGTGCGTGCGTTGTTCGAGATACTCGCGCGTGAGGCGCTTGTCTGGCTTCGTGGTCTGCGTCATGGCAGCCGCCAGTCGGTGAGCGCCCATGCAGCGCGGAAGGCTGCGCGCGGAGGGTAGATGCGGCGCCATGCGGCATAGCTGCGCTCCAGTCGAGCCAGAAACGAGTTGTGGCTGAGAAAGATCATGGCGTGCCTCACGATGCGGATGGGCAATGCAAAAAGCCCGCGACCTTTGCAGGGGCGGGCTTTCGTCTGGATGTGCGGAGGGCTCCCACCAGGGAACCCACTGCGTTTAATCTTGTCGAACTGAATCAGTTGCGTGGTGGAATTGTATGCTTTTCTTGCGCGATGTCAATGACATTTGGAAATTTATTTTATGCTGGCGCATTAACTTTCCAGCCTCCGCACAATGCCGCTGCTGCCTTCTCGTTGAATGTTAGGGGCACTCTTTTCGCTGGCTCGATGCCATAATTCGGGTTTTTGACCCACCCCAGCCACTCTATGTAAAGCATGTACCCGTTTCCGGTTCCGCCTGGGCTATCGTAGACAGCTCCATACTTTTCTGATGTGCTGATTTGCCTCATATCCGCCCCCTGTTTGCGGTTATTTTACGTCAAGCCAGCAATTATCAAGACCAGATCGCCGGATAACAGAGGCCAGATCAAGGGCGGAAGGCCCATCAATAGCTGCGGATATGCATGCTGTGCGCACTTGTTCGGCCACAGCCATATCCCGCGCCGCCCGCTTTTCCTTGCCGAGCTGACTGGCGATTTCCTGCACCTCGGCCATGCGAACGACCTGCTGGGCGTCGATGGCGTGGCGCAGCGCGGCATTGGCGATGGCCCGATGAGTGTGCAACATATTTGGCTTGAGCTGGAAAGCCATCATGGGGTCTGCCCCGGCTATTTCATCGTAAATTTCATTGTCGCTCATCCGCGTCACCGGGTATTCCACCTCCGGCGCGATGGGCTTGATGCGGTATTCGGTGGCGTCCCAAGCAGGGACGGAACCGTCGGCAGGTACACACCAATCCGTCCAGCCTCCAGGCCCGAGACGTTGACGACATTCAATCTCGACTCCATCAGCCCATGCTTTGATAATTTCTGCGTGTTTGCGTGCTGCCATGTTATTTCACTCCTTGGTTATTTGCCAATACTTCGATAGCCGCTTTCGCAGCGAAGACGCGCGCCACAAACTCCGTGGGCGGTCGAATGGATATGCCGATCACCTTGCAGATCATCTCGGGGCGCCATTGCTCGATGTAGCAGTAACGCAACAGGTCGCGGCTGGCCTTGTCGAGATGGATCATGGCGCGGGCGATGCGCAGGGCGTCGTTGTCGTCGATGGGGTGGCGCGATGCTGGGCGCGCTTCACCGATGGTCGCCGGATCGTGCTCGCGCATGGCGTCGCAGATGATGCCGGTGATCGAGGACTCCCCGCGTGCGCCCCGGCCGCCTGTGCACCAGCGCGACCAGTTCTCAAGACGCAAGCCGATTTCGCGGGCGGCGTACTCGGGCGCGGGCTCGTCCTGCGTTTGGCACAGGACGAAATCATCGGCCAGCACATACCCGGCATCCGGCACCGGGTCGGCCTTGCCGCGCCATGCGAGCGTGATCTTCGGCCTGGCGCTCACAGGCGCTCCTCGTCGAACTCGCGGTCCATGAGCTGCTCAATGAAGCCGCTTGCCATGCAGGCCAGCGTGACGATGACGCCAGCGGCGATGCCGAGGCCGATGACGAGGAAAATGGCGATGATGGTCAGCATGATGCGGTCTCCTTGAGGTGCCGCGCATATCCGGTGCGCGGCCGGCCGGTTACACGGCTGTTACTGCTGCCTGAAGTTGGCGTCAAATTTGTCGGCGATGCTCAGGCGCTGCTTGAGCAAGTAGCCTTCCAGCAGCCAGATTTTTTGCTCGGCGTTCTGGCGCGCGATCTTGCGGCCGATTTCCGCGTCGAAGTTCTCCGGGCTGGCGCACGCGCTTTCGCCGGTCACCGTAAATCCGTTTTGCAGAACGAGCACGCAGAAGGTCAGCAGTGACAGCGGGCCTTCGATGCACTCAACTGCTACGCTCTTTGTCGGCAGGGCTCCGCCGGCGTCGATCTTTTGCGCGACTGCGCCAATGAAGCCCTCGGCCGCAGTGAAGTAGTGCACCTGCGCGATTGCCGCTTGAATGTTCGCCGGCGTGATGCGCGGTGCGGTCTTGCCCTTGGCTTGGATTTCCTGCTCGATTGCGTGGTCGGTCATATGTGCTTTCGTTGTGCCGCCCGGATCGCGGGGCGGCTGCGCGTTACTTCGCTTGCTGCAACTGCTTGAGCTTGCCTCGGTAAATCAACTTGATCCGCGTGGCGTCTTCGATGGTGTAGCGCGCTGGCGCGTGCTCGGTTTCCAGCAGCTCGACGCGCAGCGCCCCGATCTTCTGGATGAGCCGGATGCGGTATTCGACGATGTTCCCGGCGAGGTGGTTATTGCAGGGTGCGCACTGCTTGTGCACGTTGGTTTCGTCAAACCGCAGCGCCGGCTGCGCGCCCACGGAGCGGAAGTGACCTGCATGCCATTGGCCGTCGTGGTGCCGGCCGCACGAGATGCACGGCTCGTCCCGGTCCCGCTCGCGGATGAAGGCGTTGAACGCGGCCTGCGCATCCTTGAGGTGGTCTTGCCGCGACTTAAGCGCCTGCTTGCGCGCGCGGTCGGACTTGCGCTCGGCTACCTGGCGGGCGGTCACTGCCAGCGCGGCCGCACATTCCGGCGAGCAAGCCTTGTGCGTCATCGACCGGGGCGGAAACAGGGCGCGGCAGGCGCTGACGGCGCACTTGCGCTGCCTCGGCCCCTTCGCCGGCTTGGGCTCCCTGACTGGCTTCGGGTGCGGGGTGAAGGTGGCGGTCATACGGTGCACTCGCATGGCAGCAGATCGGGCGTCGAGGCGATTTTGATGAACTTGCGCGCATCGGCCCAAAACTTCTGGTGCGAGATATGCTCGGTCTGCGGCACGCCAGCGCATTTCATAATCGCGAACTTCGCCTCCATGTCCTCCAGGTAGACCGGCCCGCTGTCGTCATGGTGAATCGCGTAGCCAATCTCCTCCTCGGCCCACTTAGCCTTGAGCCAGATATCTGGGCGCGTGCAATACACGATGTACCAGTGCTGCCATCCGGCCTTGAGGCACCCGATACAGTTGGCGTGCTTGAATTGCGAGTACCCGAGCGGCGGCTCGATGTCGATTTCCTTGGTCGAGAGGATTGTTCGATCACCGAACGCCAGCGGATAGGCTGTGGCGTAACCCTGGGCGCCCAGGATGCCAGTGCGGCGCTGGATACGGTCGCGCTCGTTCGCGTCGAAACCGTAGTAAATCACCACGTCCTTGCCCGGGAATGATTTGCTGAGCCACGACATGAACGGTTCGGTCTTGAGCCGCGCAGTGCACAACTCGGACCCGGACCCCACCTTAAACGCCTGGGACTCGACCGACACGTCGAATTGATCCAGGCTTGCGCCCTTGTAATTGACAAAGGTGATCGGCAGACCCAGATACTCGGCAACCTGGCGCTTGAAGCGCTTCACGTCAGCGTCCTCAACGGTCACGTGCATATCGTGGTTCACGAGCATGACGTTGTCGCGTCCATGCTTGCGGGTAGTTTCAATCGCGACCAGGGCCGAGCTGTGCCCGCCGGAATAGCAAACGATGTGCGTGGTCACGACAGCACCTCCTCATCCAGCACGAGCTGGCGCGGGTCGGCCTCGACGTAGATGGTCACCCTCATGACATCGGCCCGAACGCTGGCGCCGACTTCGGGTCGTACTCGACCCACGTCATCACCGGCGCGCCCTGCTTGATGACCGGGCCGCCGTTTTTATCGACCTTCGGTCCGCGCGACATGATCACGCAATCCTTGACCTCGTCTTTCCCGGCTGCGATCCAGTCCATGCAAAACTGCGGCGCGTCCAGCTCTGGCGAAATCTTGCCGCGCTTGGTCGTTTCTGCGAACAACCTCTCGGCCAGCTCATCGCGCGCGGCGCCGAACTCCGAAATCGTCAGGCTCTTCGATGTGCCTTTGCCTGTTGTTGGCTGCTTCTTCGTTGCCGTGATCTTGCATACCGACCGGCTGATTCCATAAACGCAAAATGCTCCCATGTCATTCTCCTTTTTGTGAAATAGCCGGATACACGCGGTACTCGGCGCCCGGCGTGCGCTCGATCAGATGCAGCGCGGTTTCTGCCCACTCGCGCAAGCTGTACGGATCGGTGATGGCGAACCATCCGATGGTCGGGCCGTCGAAGCGCTCGACTGCGTAGCCGAGGTGGTTGGTGGCGAGTCTCATGCTGTAGCTCCCATCGCCGTCTTGGCGAAGCTGATTTGCAGGCTCGACAGCGCCTTGTCGCCGCGCTCCAGGCGGTCGAGGATGCGCTTCGCCCATGCCTTCGAGTCGTCGCCGCGCCCCTTGATGATTCCGCTCGCGCCCAGGTCAGCCAGCATCTTCGTGGCGTGCGCCTTGGCAGCCGGCGATACGTCAGGCATCGGCAGCAGCACACGCGCCGGGGGAATTGGCGCCCACTCGCCGCGTTCCATCTGCGACTTGAGCAGCGCGGCCCAGCGGTCTTTCACGACGGCGTAGGTCTGGCCCATCAGGTCCATGCGCAGCAGGCTTGCCGCCCAGTAGATCGCCGGGTGCGACCACGTGCCCATCTCTCCCTTGCCGCGCGCTTCCAAGCCGGCCAGCGCTTCGTGGTAGGCGATCAACGGATCGGCACCAGGGCGGCATGCTTGGATGAACTCGGCACAGCTCGGCGGCCAGGTGAAGCGCTTGCGGCACTCGCGCAGCCCGATCTTCACGTCGGCCGGCGTGATGCGCTCCTCTTCGAACGCCTCGACCCAGCTTTCGGCCCAGTTGTCGATGGCCTGCTGATTGGCGAAGTTCGAACGCCACTTGTGCGGATAGGCGCCGTCCAGGCGGTTGAACAGGTGGTCGATGAAGGCGATCCCCAGCGATGCGGCCGGCTCGAACCACTGCGAATACGGGCGGGTCGATGACGATGCAGGCAGGTCTAAAACGGTCAGTGGAGTCATGGCGGTATCCGGTTGCGGTTCACGTAGGCAATGGGGTCAAACTTCGGCGTGGCGCCGGGCGGTGGGCCTTGCGCTACGCCGCGCCGCTCGTTGCGGACCCAGTTGCGCCAGGTCGCGTTCCAGTCGGCTTTCTGGCCCTTCGTGCCCGGCATGGCATGCCAGTAATCGCGGAACCGGTCTGCAACCTCGGTGAGTCGGAGGTCTGGACGTTCGGCTTTGCAGAACTCGGTATCGCCATCGGTCGGAAGCCAGTCAGCAGGCAACCGCGTAGCGGGTGCTGTGGCCTTGCGCTTTGCGGGTGCGGGTGTTGCCTCTACTGGAATCAGAGAATCAGGTATCAGTAAAGAGGGAATCAGAGAATCAGGCGATCTTGGCGATGACACGCCATCATCAAGGTCATGCCTAGGCACTGCCTTGGCTGTGCTTGGCACCGTTTCGACTGGTGCAGGTATGGTGCTTGCCTGTTCCCGGACGTGTGGAGTCTGGTGCTCGCTGAACTTGAGCACTTGGATATACCGCTGGCCGTCCACCTCGTAGCGCAGGATGAAGCCGTAGCGGGCCAGCTCATCGAGAAGCTGGTCAACGTCGGCGTTGTCGAACGGCAGCAGTTCGGCCTTGATGCGCTTCGGGCGATCTTCCATACGGCCGTCACGGTCAGCCAGCATCCACAAGCCAGGGAACACGAAGCGCGCCCAGATCGAGCACTCGGCCAAATCCTCGTTCTTGTAGAGGCCGGGTTTGATGTTGCGCGCGCGGGCCATCAGCAACCTGCCTGACGCGCATCAATACGCTCGGCGCCGGCTGGGGCATGATGGGGTTCTGCCGCTTCGGCCAAACCCAATGCATAGCCACGGTTCCAGTCGGCCATTGCGGCAGACCCGTGGTTCATGTGGTGGGCGTCAGGCGCATCGCCACGAAGAGCGGCGTTGTAGCCCTTCCGCTCGATGCGGGCGCGGAGAATGATGGGTTCATCCATGCTTGCCCCCTGGGTTCTTACTCAGGTCGCGAACCGTTTCCAGGGTGGCGAGGATGGCTTTGGCACAGGCGATCTTGCGGGTGGCCTGCTCCGGGGTGATGTGGCCGATGGCGACAGCGCGCGGAAGCGCCTTGTCCTCTTTGTACTTGACGTCGCCCTGTTGAAACTCGATCAGGTCGTAGATATTCACAATTCACCTCCGGCCGGCTGGCTGCGGGTGTATTTGCTCGTCTGCTTGGTCATTGTGTTGCTCCTTCGTTATTGGCTTGCGTTGTGCGCTGGCTCGTTTCGTAATCGAAAACCCTTAAACCTGCCTCCGGACCATCGGACGTGCGATGGATGCGCGGCTGGCTGGGCGTCCGGCACCCCGGCAATGTCGGGATTCCTTCGGCGGCGCTGGCGGCGTACCATGCGTGCGCGCTTCGGCGTGAAGCAGGCTGCGGAAGAACGGGCTTGCGCCCAGGCCGCCGCGAAGGCCATCGAGCGTGCTGCGCTCGGCGCCGTTCAAGAGGATTTCGATACAGATGTTGCGAGCGTTCGGGTTGCTTTTCATGGGATGGTTCCTTGTGGTGATCAGTGGGGACTTCGGGGATGCTTCTGTTGCAATGGATCAGGGTGGCGGCGCGGGGGTGCGCTGCCGTTTGCGTTTCGCCGGGGCTTCCCCGAACACGTCCGGGCGGACGGCTCGCAGATACTTGAGCTGGGTGCGGGGGATTCCGTTGTGAAGCCATTGCGAAACCGCCCCAGGCGTCACCTCGCACAGCGCGGCTGTTTTGGCGTTCCCGCCGAGAAGTTCGATTACTTTTCCCGGCTCAACTAGATGTTTTGACATGGCTTACCTTCGGCGTTGGATGAAACTGCATCCAGTATAGAACGCTAAACCGCAGCGAGTCAAGCACTCTAAACCAAACTTTGTTTAGAATTCTTAACATGAAACTACTGTCCGAAAGATTGGCCTTTATCTACAAGGAAACCCCTGAATTGGAGGGGGAGCGCGGCCAGACCGGGCTTATCAAGGCATCGGGCGCGTCAAAAAGTGTCGTGAACCAGTGGCTCAACGACAAGATCAAGTCAATAGATATCCGATACGCCCTGAACATCGAGCGCGAGCTGGGCTTCTCGCATATTTGGCTGATGACAGGCGACGGCGATCCGCATGAACCGCCGGCGGCGTTTTTGAAGGGCAACCGCCCATGGCACTCGGCGGCACGGGCGGAGGCAGCCGAGGAGGCTCGGATCACATTGGATGAGGCGCTGACCGCGAAGTGTGGGACAGCGGAAGAGCAGCAGTTATTGACCGCCTACAGGCTTACGGATGAGGAGGGGCGTATTGCGTTCCGAGCCACGATGAAGAATGTTCTCATCCGCACCGAGGTGACCCGGAATAAGGCGCAGTAAAGGCCGCCCCTTGAGCGGAACAGGCTGCGCAGATTCGGCGGCCATCGACCGACCTATGCCAAGCCACAGCTCGCGCAGACTCGGATTTAGGGCATTGTGCACTGCAAGAAATTCGTTTTCGGCTTTCATCTTTTCCCTGTGCCAGATCAACAAAATGGTGCGCTTGGACAGGTCAAGATTACGCCGAAAGTTCCCGACCCGCAACGCATATTCTTACCTTTGTGTAACTAAAAGTTGCCCGTAGTTCACAGAAAGTAACACCTGTGTTTATTGTTTAAGGCGCTACGGCACGCCAGGATGCCGAATAGGTTAAATATGAAAATAGCTATTACAATAACGCTGTTGTTTTGCTTGCCCGGCATCGCGCAGAGCGCAGACTGGCTTGCTGTGACGGGCGGCGAAAGCAGCACAGTGAGTGTCGATATTCACTCAATCTCGCAGGTGGGGAAATACTGGAAAGCTTGGGTGAAGACCGATCTTGATGCGCCACAGGAAACTCAAAATTTCCCCGTCAAGAAGTACGTTTCAACAAAATATCTTGAGTACGTTGATTGCCGAAGTAAAACTGGGGTGGTCGTGCAATTTCTGGCATACGATTCAGGTGGGGACGTTGTTGAGCAAAGTCATGCTGAATTTAACCCAAAAAATCTACGTGAAATGGTCCCGGACACTATCGGCGAGCATGTAGCCGGCTTTATTTGCGGAGTGGCGGAGCGGCGGACGTCAGGCGTAAAAAAGAAGGGCAAATAGCTTCGCCCATGTTGACGCCGGTCATTGCTCGCTGCTCACGATACCCCCACCCAACAACGCCCCGCTAGCCGGGGCTTTTTTTCGTCCCGCGATTCGAGGATGAAATTATTTCGCAAAAATAGTTTAGAACTCTTGACTGTAGCTGTTTAGAGTTCTATACTCACTCCATCGAATCAGCAACCAGATGGAGCCGCAAATGAACGCACCGATCTACAGCAGCAATCTCACCTCGCAGCTTCCTGGCGTCCTGCTGCTGGCGGGCTGGCAGCAGACGGACACCCTCCAGCTGGACCTGTATGGCTCCCGCCCGACCGCTGACGACGGCCACATTGTCGAGGCGATCACCGCCCACGGATGCACCGCCAACATCATCGAACTGTTCACCGGCACCCAGCTGGAAAAGATGGGCGAATACCTCGACTTCGAGCACGACATGTGCCCAGTCGGCAAGAGCATTGCAGCCCGCGCCAAGCACGAAGCCATGCAGGGTCCGTGGGAAAAGAATCGCGGCCTGAACTGACCCATCCCGCCCCGCCGATCCATCGCCACCCTTGAGGTGGCATCGGCAGTACAGCGCCGCCTGGCGCACTTACTGAAAGCAGATCATGGACACGAAACAAGAAGCTGAAAGCGAGCATGTAAAGATTGAGCTGCTCATGGCGGCCCTTAAGCAGATTGAACGCCTTGCACGGGAAGGATCGCGCGACGGCCATTTGATCCGCGACGCAATTCAAGAAATTGCCGCCAAGGCTATTGCCTAACACAACCCCGCGCTGCCTTCGGGCGGCGCCCCACCACCTCACAGGGGATTACGATGAACGAACAGAAATTGCAGAGCGGCTGGAAGCTGGTGCCGGTCGAGCCGACCGACGACATGCTGGCCGCAAAGCCAAAGAGCGCCGGCGTGCAGGGCCAGTCAGTGCAAAGCATGCAGCGCAATGCAGACATCGCTAAATACCGCGCCATGCTCGCCGCCGCGCCATCCGCCCCGAGCTGGTCCTCGTGCACCGCGCCCGGCCCTGACGGCTACCAGCGCACGGTGCAGGTGCCGGGCATGCCGGGGGCGGCAAGGGATGCGGCGCTGGAGGAAATTGCAGTGCTTATGGATGGCAAAGACGATGGGGTATGGGCGAATACTTGCGGGCCGCTTATCCTTGCCCGCAAGTCTATCGCCGCGCCCGCCCCGGTGCAGCAGGCAGCATGCGGCCTATCTGCTGCGGAAGTGCATCACGCCGAGCGCATCAACGTTATGCACCATAACGTTGTTGGCGTGTTCGCAGCGATCAAGGCAGAGCACAGCGCCCCGGTGCAGCAGGCAGCGCCGAGCGATTACACCGACGGATTGCGCACGGGCCTGATGCAGGGCGCAACTATCGCCCGGCAGTTGTTCGTGCAGCATTGCCATCATCACGGTGTGGAAGGGTTGCTGAAACGCTGTGAAGAAGCGGAGCAAAAATTGATCGAGGCAGCACGCACCGCCGCGCCGGCCCAGCCGGCCATTCCGGCGCAGCAAAAAAGCATCGACACGCCAGAGTTTCGCAAGCTGTTACGCCAGATCGGCAACTGGCACAGCGGATACACGACAGACGAAATCATTGCCAAGGTCATCCAGCACGTCGACGCCGCCATTCTCGCAGCCAAGGAAGCGCCATGAGCCTCGACCAAATCTTCGACGCGCTCGGACGCGCAGACTCGGCCATGCAAAAGCAGGTCCGCATCAACGAATTAACAAACGATATATCCAAGATCGGACGGCGTTGCGGCGACTGCGATAAATGGATGAAGTCCAGTGGATGCCCCGCCGAGCGAAACGTCAAGGGCCGCAATGTCGGGCCGTCCTGCGAAAGCATCATCTGCAAATCGTTCGCCGAAGCCGGTAGTGCGACCCGGCGGCGCGCAGATCTGACCGAGCGGCTGCAAGGGGAGCAAGCATCGTGAGCCGCTACCTCGACCGCCACCCCGGCGCGTGCATGTGTGCTGCTGCCGCGCTGTACCTGATCGTGCTGATGCTGGACGGTGCGCCATGAGCGCGCATACACCGGGGCCGTGGGTACTGGAGCCAAATGCTCGTGGCGGAATAAATATCCGCTGCTCGTGGGGCGTGATTGGCTGCGCCTTCTCTGGAGTCAGCTTTGCTCCGGGCGAGCCCAATCAAGTCATTGAGCAGCGCGCCAACGCCCACCTGATCGCCGCCGCGCCGGACCTGCTGGAGGCGTTGCGCGAATTGGCGAACGACATTGCCGAACGCTTCGACATGGAAAGCTCAAGCACGAATCCGGGCATGAAGAACGCAGTAGCCGAGGCTCGCGCGGCCATCGCCAAAGCAACCGGAGGTAAGTCATGAGCGCGCGCACCGACCGGGAGCTGCTGGAACTGGCTGCGAAGGCTGCGCAGATCGCACTGTGGCCGCACGGCGACGCGTGGCGAGATATGGCCATCGGGACAGGGTTGCTGCTGGCAAATGGCGGGTGGATATGGAATCCGCTTTTGCACGACGGCGATTCGTTGCGACTTGCTGTGGCGCGCAGCCTGACCCTTTATATCAACCACGACGACATCGACGTGGTGGACAACGAAACGTGCTTCACCGAAACGTGGGCCGAGCACAACGGCGACAAGGGCGCGGCAACCCGGCGCGCTATCACCCGCGCCGCAGCAGGAGATGCGCCGTGATCCGCGACTTCTTCCGCGCCACCGTGATCGTCCTTGGCCTGCTGCTGGTCATGGCCGAAGCCGACGAGCGCGGGCAAATCGAACAACAACTGGAGTATGCACATGAGTAACCTCGCAGTTCAACAGCAAGCCGGCTTGGTGCCGCAGACCGAAGACGACGTAATCCTGGTCCTGCAAAACTCGCTCTACCCCGGCGCGAACATCAACTCGGTCCGCCTGGTGCTCGGCTACTGCCAGGCGGCAGGGCTGGACCCGATGCAGAAGCCGGTGCACATCGTGCCGATGTGGGACGGCAAGCAGGGCGGCATGCGCGACGTGATCATGCCGGGCGTGAACCTGTACCGCACGCAAGCATCACGCACCGGCCAGTTCGCAGGTATGTCCGAGCCAGAGTTCGGCCCCATGATCGAGGAAGTCCTGGGTGGCCAGAGCGTGCGGTATCCGGAATGGTGCCGCATCACCGTGGAGCGCATGCTCGAAGGTGGGACGATTGCCAAGTTCACCGTCATCGAATACTGGATCGAGAACTACGCGGTGAAGGGTGGCAAGGAAAAATCCATCGCGCCAAACGCCATGTGGACAAAGCGCCCACGCGGTCAGATCGCCAAGTGCGCCGAAGCCCAGGCGCTGCGCAAAGCTTTCCCGGAATGCGGCAGCCAGCTTACCGCCGAGGAAATGGAAGGCAAGGCCATGGGCGCCGAGCCTGAGCCGATGGTGGCGATGCATGCCATCACGCAGGATTGGGCCGCAGCCGCCGAGGCGTGCGCCACCACCGAAGAGGTAACGGCCGTCTGGAAGGTGGCGATCAAGGAATTGCAGGCCGCCGGCGACAAGGCCGAATACGACCGGGTGAAGGCTGCCGTCGCCAAGCGCGGCAAGGAACTAACAGCCATCGCCGTCGAGCATGTCGAGCCGATGACCGAAGCAGAAGCGGAAGCCGCCGACCTGGCGCGCGGGGTGCAGCCATGAAATTCATCGAATGCGCCCAGGGCACGCCTGAATGGCACCTGGCCCGCTGCGGCGTGACGACCGCCTCTTGCTTCGCGGACGCGATCAGCCTGATGACCCGGACGTCCGGGCTGCGCAAGGTGGGCGACCCGACCGCCGCCGCCGAGCGCTACGCCGCCGACCTGGCTATCGAGCGCGTGAGCCAGAAGCCGCACGGCGAGCCGCCGAAAGCCTGGGTGCTTGAGCGCGGCCACACGATGGAAGTGTCGGCCCGCATGATCTACGAGGCGCGCACCGGGGCGTTCGTGACCGAGGCTGGCGTCTGCCTGACCGATGACGGCCTGTTCGGATATTCGACCGACGGCCTGGTCGACACGGATGGCCTGATCGAAATCAAGGCGCCCATCGACAGCGCGAAGATTCTGCACATCATCCAGACCGGCGACGTGTCGGAATATTTGCACCAGATGCAAGGCGGTATGTGGATCACCGGACGCAAGTGGTGCGATTTCATCATGTACGTGCCCGATCTGGAAGCCGTCAGCAAAGACCTGTACGTGCGCCGCATCGCCCGTGACGACGAATTTATCGACAGCATGGTCCGCCAGCTTATGCGCTTCCAGGCACTGGTCGACTCCTACGAAAACGTTTTGAGAAAGGCAGTGGCATGAACCCGACGCTTGAAAGAATGCAGAACCTGATGCGCCAGGCCGCCGCCGCGCCACGCGCGCTGTCGCTGGCCGAGCTGGCCGACGACGTGAGTGACGCCGAGCCGACCGACGTTGAAATTGTGGACGTGCTGGTCGAGAGCTTCGACATGACGCGCGGCCAGGCCATCGACCGCCTGAACCACATCGACACCGTTGCGCTGCGGGCGGCCCTGCCATGACTGCCATCGTCCTCACCAAAGCAGCCGGGGGCGCGCTAGTGCCGGTCGATCAGCAGGCGGTCGAGTTCCTGCAAAAGCTCAAGCTCGGCGCCGGCGTCACCGTCGAAATCAAGCGGAACAACAACGTCGCGTTTCACCGAAAGCTGTTTGCGCTCGCCAACTACGCGTTTGAGTGCTGGGAGCCCGGCGAGAAGGAATACAAGGGCCAGCAGGTCGAGAAGCAATTCGACCAGTTCCGCGAGGACATCACGATCCTGGCCGGCTTTTACGAAACGCGCGTGCGCCTCGACGGCACGATCCGGCTGATTGCGAAAAGCTGGTCGTTCTCCAGCATGAACGACGCCGAGAAAGACCGCCTGTACAACAGCATCATCAACGCGGTGCTCAAGCACATCATGCGCGACATGCAGCGCTCCGATCTCGACCGGATTGTCGACCAACTGCTCAGCTTCACCTGAAAGGCAGAGACATGCGCACCCAAAGCAAATTCAGCCCAGCGCAGCACCGGGCAAACACTGACTTAATGCTGGCCTACCTGGAGAAGCACGGGCCGCTGATCGCGCACAACTTGGCTGCGGCAATCGGACTGCCAAAGCCCACGGTTCAAGGCTACCTGTTTCGAGTGATGCGCGCGGGCGAGGCGCACAGCCAGCGGCAGCGCGGAGAGAATGGAAAGGTTGCCTGCGCGCTGTACTGGTTCGGTCCCGGAGATAAGGCGCCGCTCGATATCGAAATCCAGTCATGCCGCACAGTGAAGACCTTCCCAATGCACGCGGTGCGCGACCCCTTGGTGGCGGCGCTATTCGGCCAAGCGGTGCGCTCATGAAGAAGCCGCGCAATAAGCGCTACCGCCCGAAGCCGGTCTCGCTGAACCCGCTGTCCGAGGTCTTCGGCGGCATGAGCGGCGACCACGCCAGCCACTTGCGCGTGCTGAATATCCGGAACCACGCGGCCATGGCGGCGCTGACGACTGGCACGGGCGGCCGGGAAGAATGGGATCTGCTGGTCGGCGCCATCAACATCGCCAACGTGATGTGCGAGCAAGGCATTGGCGACGAGTTCCGCGCCGAGACCATCGCGGGCCGGGATGCGCTGATGGCGGTCGGCAAGCGCGCCATGACCATGGGCCGCTTCGTGTTCCGGGGTGACGAGCTGGCCGCCATGAACAAGGCGCTCGCCTGCCACGACACGCAACTGGAAAACGTCCGCGCCATCGACATCGACCGGGCGTCGAACGAGGTAATCCGCCGCATCCGGCACGGCATTAATTCAACGAACGTGCGCGCCGAGCTGGCGCGCGATGCAGCACAACAATAACGGGAGAGATGATGGATACGAAAGAATTGAAGCGGCTCGCAATCCAAGCGCAATGCGCGCCCGGCACAAATTCCGAGTTGGAGCAATTTCAACAGGAATATTATGACGCACTCGATACGCAAACAGTCTTGGCGCTGATCGCCCGCATCACCGAGCTAGAAGCCGCAGCCGGTGCGCCCGACCTGCGCAGCGCGATTGAGGCAGCGGCAAAAGCAATGGCGCTGTCGGTCGGCTGGGATAAGTGGGACACCGCTACGGATTTCACGCATACCCACAGCGGCAACGATCCCGCAGAAGAAAGAGACTATTTCAGGGGCCTCGCTCGCGCCGCCCTCGCATCGGCTGCGCCAGTTGAGGAGGCCGCGCTGACGGATGAGGAAATTCTGAGAATTGCCGCCAAGAACGAACTCGGATGGGGTGGGGCAGGTAGCGCCGTCGCTCCATTTTCAGTAACGGATCAAGATGCCGAGCCGTATATTTCCTTCGCCCGCGCTATCGAGGCGCGCATCAAGGGAGGGGTGGAATGAGCCCATTCCTTGAACGCAAGGCAGAGCGGATCGCGTATTTTGAAAAGTACGTGAACGGCTGGAAGCAGAAAAAATGCACAGCCTGCAACGGAAGCGGCTACTACGACCATAACGGAAGTCCTCCTTGCAGTGGCTGCGATGGAACCGGTAAAACATTTGAACCACCGAAAAAGGACGCACCATGACCATCCCTATTCAAGCCGCCATCGAGGCGCTGACCCGAATCAAAAATGAATGCATTGCAAATGATGGCCCGAGTGACGATCACGGACACATTCTGGCATCAAATGCCTTGGCCGAAATCGCCGCCCTCCAAGCCGCGCCAGCGCAGGGCAGCATTGATACGCCGGATGAGCGGGCGCTGTTCGAGCGCGAATTCCCCGGCGTGTCGGCATCGTGGAATGGCGCTGATTATGGGGCGAGCCGCTGCCAGCGCATGTGGACCGTATGGCAAGCCCGCGCCCACATCGCCCAGCGTGCGGCCAGCGGGGATGAGGTGACGGGCGATCCGTTGGACTGGCCGATCCCCTGCGATCTTGTCGATGACGCGGTGACGCTGCGCAAGGGCGTGAAGCTGCGCGTGGTGTTGGCCCGCCTCAAGTTTCTATCGGCGCTGGCAAGGGCGCACGGCGCGCAGACTGCCAGCGCGCCAGATGCGCCGGCGGGGGATGATCGCAAGGCATTCGCCGCAGCTTTCCGACAGGTAGACCCTTCCGCGCCGCAGCAGGTCTTGGACATCGCGTGGGCTGGCATCCCCGGTGCTATGTGGCGCGCCGCTCGTGCCGCTGCTGCGCCAGCAGGATCATGGCGCGACAAACTGCGCTGGTCGAAGGCCAACACCGATTACCACGGCATGATCGCGTTCACGCCCGCGCAGCTGGAGCATTTCGTGTCGATGCTGACTGTTGAGCCAGAAACGAATACGGACGATTTTATAGGCGACTTGCAGCGCGAAGCACGCGAAGCAAAGCTGGCCGACTTTGTCGCCGCATCGAAGCCAGCAGAGCATGCGGAGCCAGTGGCGTGGTATGCCGACACGCAGTTAGACGTGAACGAAGACAGCCAGAACGGTCCGGCGCGCTATGTTGCACACCGAGTTTTGGTCGACGGCGCGGAACGGCCGAAGTCAAAAAATGATTGGCATCCTCTTTTCGCCGCCCCTGTAGCAGCAGAGCCAGCGCCGACCGTTCCCGCGCAACCGGCGACGGACCTACGCGCTGCAGTGAAAGCCGCCATCAACGCCCTGGCCGACGAGGTCAACAATTGCGACGAGGATGCGGCCAACGAGAAATTCACGGCGGGGCGATGCGCTGGCATCTTCGACTTGAAGCGCGCGCTCTTGGCGCAGATCGGCGGCGGCCATGAGTAAGGGCAGCGCGCGCCGGCCGGGGCATATACCGGATGACGCCTGGGAGCGGATATTCCACGCGCCCATCGAACCGCCCAAGCCGGAAGCCCACGAGCTGGGCGACGAGAGCGACGGCGCCGAGGTGCCCAGGAAAATAATCGATCTGGATGATGGTGAAGAGAAAGGTGGCTTGATATGAGCGCAGAAGAAATGCTTGAGAAATTGCTCGCACGACTGGCGGCCCAGCCGGCGCCGCTGCCGGTCCAGATCGACGCGTGGGATGTCGAGCACATCGCCCGGTACATGAAGCGGTCGCAGAACACCATTCGCCGCGAGGTGGTTGTGCAGCCCAGCTTTCCGAAGGCTATGCGGCTGCCGGGCGCGGCGCGCGGCCAGGCGCTCTACAAGGCGCGCGAGGTCGTAGCCTGGCTGGAGCGCCAAACGTCATAATTTCGCGGCGATGTCCTCAGCACTTTCGTTATAGTAGATCATCAGTTTGCGGATATCCTTGTGCCCCACCATGCGCGCCAGGTCGAGAACATGCAGTTTCTTGGCTAGGCGCGTAATCGCTTCGTGCCGGGTATCGTGAAACGTCATCCCCTCAATCGAAGTGGTATTCCGAGCCTTGCGGAAATTCGCGTCCAGCAGCTCAGGCGTAACGCCAAAACCTTTCGGGCACATACCCCATAGCTCGACTGCACGCGGCGACAGTGGAACGTGACGAGTATCTCCGTTCTTGGTGTCGCGCACCGTGGCCACCCGCCCGGATACATCACCCGCCCCCAGCTTGCATATCTCCCCTGCCCTCATGGCCGTTTCCAGGGCAAACAGGAAGACCGCCGCCACTTGTTGCAGCCTGGTCTTTGGCGCCTTGTTGTGCCAGCCCAGCGCAACGCACATCTCGCCAATTTCGTCAGGCGTGATCCGCCGAAAACGCGGCTTATTTTCCTCCGGGCGCTTTACATCGGTTGTCGGACTGGCCGTGATCCATTTCCATTCCTTCCATGCGACCATGAAAACGTTCGACAGGAGATTCATTTCTCGCTGCACGGTCGACCCTTGAACCGATTTCAGCCTGGCATCGCGCCACGCGGCCACATGCACCGAGCTCACATCGCGCATCAGCACCGGGCCAAGCGCGCTACGACCAAACGCAGCCAGGCGCAATTTCTCCCACTTGGCGCCTTTCTTCTTTCGCGAAACGTCTCGCTCATATCGGTCGAAGGCGTCTATGCAGGTTTGTGTTGTAGCGCCGCCGCCAACAACGGCCGTTCGCTGCTCGGCCTCCCAGGCAAGCGCCGCAGCCTTCGTGTCAAACGTCCCGGAAGTTCGTTTTCCCTTCACCATTACGCGATGCTGCCACCGCCCATCTACCTTCTTTGGAGCCGCCAT